ATTCAGGATGTTCTGCCTTTACTATTGCTAAATATAAACGCCCAAATCCGTGTATCGGGGTGTGTAGGCTTGGCACATCTATATTTAAGTTTACAATGCCGTCATTTACTGCACCATAAACAACTCCGTTTGTCGTTTTTAATTCAGTTCCTCCAATTGATTTTAATTCTTCGGGTGTAACCATTCTTACCTCTTTGGCAAGCCCAGTTGTAAGGAGTTGCGCTGTAAGGTCTGCTACTTCTTTATCGGTAGAGGGTTCAATGGTAGTGCCTGTGTGAAGTTGTGGGGCTTCATAATCTTTATTTAATTGTCTAAACTCATTTTCAATAGCTATTTTGAAGTTTTCAGCTTGTTTTATGCTATTAAACATGATAACTTTGTTTGATGTGTTCCATTCTCCAAAGTAATGTCCAATAGTTGGTTTTACTCTGCGTGTGTAGTCTTCATTGCTCAATTGGCTATTGATACGTACTACCGCTACATCTTCACCGGCTTTGTTCTTGGCTTCGGCCATGGTTACAAAGGTTTCTTTGCCTAACGTAAATTGAATATCGCCAATGCGTATTTTATCATCGGTTACTATTTCGCCTTCAGTTGGGTTGGGTGTGTCTTTCGTACTTATATCGTCAAGGCGTTTGGTTACTTCTTTGAGTTCTGCCAATGCTGCTTGCAGTTCGGTTTCTTTTTCCCACTCTGTGCCTTTGTCCAGTATTTCCTGATAGGCTTTTATATCCTTACGTGCTTTGGCTAAGGTGGTTTCTTGCAACGATAATATGGACGGTATGCCTTCTACTGCTTTTTGAATGTTGTTGAGCAATATACCGGGGGTTTCGCTGTAATTTACGGAGTATTCTGATCCATTATCTGCTTTTATGAATAGATAACGTTTTTCTGTTTCGTTAACGATTCCATTATTAAAGATATTTTCTATTATTTTTGCTCCTGAAATTTTAATTTTTCCAATACTAAATAATACTGTTTTACTTCCATTCCCATAAGTGCGAATTTTATCTAACTTTGTTTTTGCTATCTCAACGGCTCTTTTTCCATAATCAATCCTTTCGGTTGGTACTACTTTTCCTTTGTTGTTCTTCACTACCAACGTTTCGCCGTTAATGTCCGCAACTGCCATTCTACCATCTTTTTCGTATTGTATGGCGTTGGTAATGGCGTTTACGTTCTCAGTGGTCTTGGCTATGTTGCCTTCAATAACAGGAATGCGTTCTTTAATGGATTGCAGTTTGCTTTGGGCTTCGTACACTTCCGACAAAAAGTTTCGTTTAGAACGGTTCAGGTTTTGTACTTTCGTTTCTAACTTGGATTTGAGCAATATATCGGTGTTACCGGATAACATGGCTACTAATTCGGCATAACCTACACCGCTTTCGCTGTCTCCATCGCTTTCGCGAACTGTCCGTTCTTCTACGTTACCGCTTTTTACTTGGTCGAGAAAACGTTGTTTTGTTTGCAACAATTGATATTTGTAAGCATCCAACGTGCGTTCGGTGGCATAAGCATAAATAGGAAGTTCGTTTCCTAAATGTTGTTTGGCTACCCAATTGCCTTGTCTGATAGCACGTCCATTGCGCTGCTCCATACTAGCGGGTGTCCATGGTACATCGAGGTGATGCACTGCTGATACTCTATCTTGTACGTTTACTCCTGTGCCTAATTTCTGTGTGGAACCTAATACTATGCGTATTTCGCCATTTTGAACGGCTTTGAATAGTTTTTCTTTTGCTTTTTGGGTGTTGTAGTCGTGTATAAATACAATTTGTTCTTCGGGTATTCCTTTTTCAATCAGGAGTTGTTTTACTTCGGCATATACATTGAATGAACCTTCTGAATTGTTGGCATCTTCAATAATGCCGTCAATCTCTACGTCCGACAATTCGAGGATAGTGTTTAATCGCTCGCGTATTACCGTCATACTTGGGTATTTGTAACTGGCTTCGTCAGGGTTTCCAAATATCTCGTTGAGTGTATCGAGGTTTGTTCCCATTTCGTCTTCCATATAGTCGCGCAAACTGGCTGTTTTATTGGCTTTGTTTTTGGGCGTTCCTAAATCGGAAAATATCAACTGTGTGCCTTTAAATGCTTCTGTTTCGTTGAATATTCGTGATACATTGTCAACTAACTTGGCTATCTTTCCGTTGGGGTCGTAACTATATGAAGAATCAATCATGCGCATATCAATTGCCATCTTACTACTCAAATTGGTTGCAAGTAACATGGCTGCCGTTTTCTGGTTCTTGGTCAATGTCATTCCAATGTGCGAACCGTCTTTAGTCCGGGCAAACTCCATCAGGCGTTGTCCGTATTCAATCTGATCTTCACTCATTTTTATTTCCACTACACTGTAACCGCCACCTTTCATCTTTGGTTTATCCAATGGAGTGTTGGCATCGGTGCGTATGTCGGCTATCTCGGTGTATAGCATGGATAGCTCGGGTACATTGATAAATTCACGGAAACGTGTTTTGCTCTTGAAGTCGCCAGTTACCGTAAATTCAATATCTGCATTTGGACTGGCAAAGGTTGTGGCCCAGGCATCAAATGAATTGAATCCCAATTCATTCATTTTTGAAGGACGAAGGTATTTCAATAACAAGTACATTTCTACCATCGAATTACTGATAGGTGTACCGCTTAGGAATGTTGTTCCTTTGTCTTCGCCATATTTTTGCTGCAAATACCTGATACCTACAAATAAATTGAATGCGCGTTTGCTTCCTTCGGCTTTGCTCAACCCTGCAACTCCTCGTTGCTTGGTTACATAGCTTAGGTTCTTGAACTGTTGGCTTTCGTCCACCATTATGTGGTCTATTCCCATTTGTTCAAAGGTAAGGGAGTTATCTTTGTCAATGTCAGAAATCTTCTCTAATCTAGCTTCTAGGTTCTTTAAGCGTATTTCCAACCCTTTAAGGGCTTGTTTTTCGCCCTGACTTTCCAATTCGGCACGTTCTTCTTCTATCTCGCGCATTTCGTCCTCTATAAACTTGCGTTGTATATCGGCTTCGTGTGGTATTTTTCCGTAATTCTCATGGCTCATGATAATACAGTCCCACTCATTGTTGGCTATTTGTGAGAATAACTTCTTACGGTTTTCTTTTGTGAAGTCTTTTTCGGTAGGTGCAAGTATCTTGGCCATTGGGTAGGCACTGCGATAGCTTTCTACTATTTGTGGTATGGTGGATTTTAACGCCATAATCATAGGTTTTTTGGCTATGCCTGTGCGTTTCATTTCCATTGTTCCGGCTACCATTACAAATGTTTTACCGGCTCCTACTAAGTGGTCGATAATACCGCCGTTATTTTGTAGCAACATCCAGATTGCATCTTTCTGATGCTTGCGTAAGGTTACGCCATTAATTCCGGCAATGTTCAGGTGGTCGCCATTGTAGGTACGACTTACTGAAGTATTGTATTTTTCGTTGTAAATACCTGCCAACAATGTACGGCGATCTTCGGCTTTATATACCCAATTTTCAAACTCCGCACGTATTTCATCGTATTTCTCAATCGCCTTTTTGGTTTCTTCAGTATTTAATACACGTTTTTCCTGTCCAAACTCTTTGATGGTATCAAATATCTTTGGAGGATTAATCAATAAAGCATCTACCAATATGTCTGCTCCGTTACGGCGTGTTGTTCCGTATTTGGTGTTGGCTTCAACGGTGTTTATTCGTCCGCTGTGTGCATAAGCATCTATACTCTTCTGATAAATTACTTTTGCTTCGTTGGTGTTGAATAGGTGTTGAGCAAATTCGGTGTATGTTTCCTGTGGAATCCAACGACTACCCAATCGTGCTTCAATGTGCATGGCTGGAATATCCTGTGGTATCACGTCCAACAATTGTTCTATATTGTACTGAAATTCGGTACTTCCCGTTTCTACTGCTTTTTGGGCTTGTTTGAGCTTGGCTTTTACATTGCCGGATAAATACTCGTCGCGTGTTACAAAACCGCCTGTGGGTTGCTCAAATATCTTTCCTTTGGCTTGTTCCAATACTTCTTGTACTGATATTTTTAATAGTTCGGCTATGCGTTCCACGTCAACCGCTGCACTTTCGTAAAGCGATATTACTATGGCTTCGTCAATGTTGTCGGCATTGAGCTTGTTTTGTATGGAGTGAATAGTACGTTTGCTGAATATGTCGGCTTTTGCGCCTTTGTTTTCCAATGATAGTACATTGTAGCCGTCTGCATCTTGTTTAGCTATCTTAACGGCTGATGTGGCTAATTTGCCGTATTTTTTTACAAAGGTATCGTATTCAATGTTTAATTGGCTACGGTTTAAATCAAGTTCGTTATCTTGTTTGCCTAAATACTCGGAATAGATCAGGTTCATTAATTGATTTCTCAATTTAATGAAGTGTTCTATTTTGGCTATTGGTTCATTAATGGAAAGGTCAACAAGTTGTCCTTCTTGTTTGCGTACCAACCTACCGCCGGTTACTTCTATATTGCCTTCTTTGATAGCATCAATGGTTTGTTGGCTGTCGTTGGCTTGTAGTCCTATCTTGCTGCTTACTTTTTCGTACACTTTTTCGGGTAGCATGTTTTTGACAACTTTTGTCAAATCATACGTTCCTTTGTTTACTACCGTGTAATCATCACGGCTGTACAATCCACCGGCTACAATGTCGCCTAACATATTTTCTGGGTGTTCTACAAAATAGTTATTTACGGTAACCTGTTGTTTCTCTCCGTCTTTGTGTGTGGCTTCTATTTGCTTGGTGCTTACAAAATCTACATTGTTTTTCGTTCCTGTAGTGTTTTTCTTCAGGAATATAATGTCAGTAACTACTTCGGTGTTGGCATTGTTCTTAAATGCGTTGTTGGGCAAACGTACCGCGCCCAAAAATTCGGTATTGTCGTTCAGGTATTTGCGTACTGATTCGTTACCTGGTGCATCCATTACTCCTTTGCTTGTTACAAAGGCTATTATTCCACCTTCGCGGGCCATGTCCACGCCTTTTACAAAGAAATAGTTATGGATACGGTTCTGAAATTCTGCTTTGTCGCCTTTGAATGCTTTGTCGAATATCTTGTAGTTGCCAAATGGTACGTTACTTACTACCACGTCCTGCGAATTGTTGGGAATGTTGGCATCTTGTATACCGCTAATCTTCACATTTACATCATCGTGCAAGTATTTTAATACCATTCCTGTGAGAGTGTCGAGTTCTACGGCTGTAATGTTAGAATTGGATTTCATTTTGGCTGGCATATAGGTTACAAAGTTTCCTATTCCTGCACTTGGCTCCAACATACGACCACCTTTAAAGCCTAATTTTTCCAATCCTGCAAAAATGGGGCGTATTACCGACGATGATGTGAAGTGTGCATTAAGGATTGAACCTTTAATGCTGCCTAATGAATCTGACCTGCCTGTTAGCTTGTCAAATTCCTGTGTAAGTTCTACTATGCGTTTTACTTGTGGTCTGTATTTTAGGTTGCTTTCTTTCCAACCTTCGGTACTTTCGGGGTTAAGTACTATGTCTTTTAATCCGCCAAAGCCTACATACTTGCTTAGGGTTTCTTTTTCCTGTGCTGTGGCTGGGCGGTTTTCTTTGAGTAGGGTGATTAGTGTTTCGAGGGTAGCAATGTTATCATCGTACTTACGTGCCGAATTAAACGACTGGGTGTCGTTATCTTCGGCATTGAATGGTACGAGTGCCGGCGTTAAAACGTCAACATGTCCTGATAATACACTTCCTTCTCGTCCTGTGGATTGTCGCTCCGTTCCATTTGTTCCAGAAACCTCGTTGCTCTGTGTTCCAATGTTTCCTCCAGTTCCTTGTCCTTCGTCAACTCCGTCAAAAAGGCTGGGTAATGTTGGGCGAGATGTTCTCTTACTATTTCCTTGTAATACTCTTTGCTTTGTGTCTGTAACATGATCGTCAGTTTTTGGTATTGTTCCAAATATAATGTGTTCTTTAATAAACTTTTCGTCATTCAAAGATACATCGTTTTTTGTTTCGTTGTTCTGTTTTTGTATTAAATCTTCTAATTTAGTAGCTCTAACTGTTTTTAAATCATCCAATTCGTCAATATCATTTTCGGCTGCGAATGCTCCATACGATTTTTTGAGCGCACTTAGTAGGTCTTCGGTTATCTGAATGCCTTTAGATTGTAGCTGTTTGAGTATCTCTGCAAACTTATACACTCCTAACTTGGTGTAAGCTCCAATCATTTTTGTTCCGGCTACAAGCATTTTGGCTTGTTTCTCGGCTGTGTTATCCACAATGCCTAAGTTAGCACTATTCAGGTCATTAAATGCAGCTATGAAGTCGTTAAGTGCTTCGTCTGCTTCTTGCTGTGCTTGTGATACTTTTTCTTTCGCCTTCGAGTATTCTCCGGCTGTTACATTTTCGTTTGTTTTTCCATTTTCTTTATTTTGTTCTGAAAATGAAACGTTATTTTCTGAATTGTCGATCGCTAATTCCGGGTAATCTTTCAACACTTCGGATACGGCTTGTTGAACTATCTGTTCGTGTAAGCCAATCAATGCCCATTTTTTATGTATATCGCCTTGCGTGTAATGTAATCCTTTGTATTTTGGATAATACACATTTCTATACCCATAATCTTTTCCTTTTACATTTTTTACATCAGACCAATCGACCTCTGGATTATCAATATTGTTAGTTGCCCATTCCTCACTTGTCATCTCCCACGGTTGTTTCTGCTTTGTGGCTCCGTTTTCGAGTGGTTGCTCGGATTGAGATTTATCGTTTATTCCAAATCCATTTTTAATTTCATTTAAAGCAAGGTCTTTTACTTCTTGTTTCAGATTGCCTTTCTCATTGTACATTTCACCACTATAATCACCGAATATTCTTCCATTGTAATAGTCGAATGTTGTTGTATTTCCGCTTCTTGTTGAGCGTACAATGTTTACGTTTTCAAGGTCTGAATTTAGAGCAAAATAATAGGCTTCTTCTACTGAAGATAAAACTTTTGTTTTAGATTCTTCGGGGTAGTTTTTATCAAAAACAACAAATACATCATAGCTTCTGTTTTTGTCAGCAAACTTAACAAGGTTTTTTGCTTTGAGTGCTTTTTCTATGGCTACTTTAATAAATCCCTGTGCTTGTCTGTCAAATGCAGTATTACCATTGGGGATAATAACTATTTTGTGTTCTGACAGTTCGAGTTCAGGTACTGGAGTTACTTCAGCATTTCCGCTAATTCCTGCTCCACTGTCGGCTGGTTGTTCTCCTTCCTTATTTTGTTTTCCGCTTGCAACATTTCCGCTTCCTGCTGGTCTCCTGCTTGGGCTTTCTGAATTGTTTCCAACCACATCAATGCGCTGAACTTGTTCTCTATTGGGTACATAGTCTATATTATTAAAGTGTTTTTTAATTGCATCTACTAATGTCAATTTCTTTGATTTGTTAAACATATCACCACCAACGCCTTGTAAATTATCATATAATGAATTGAAACGTTGTTTTAGTGCGTTCTGACCGTCTGCCTTGAATAGTATTGCTAATTCAATGGCAAAGTTACTATATTTTTCTAAAGGTAGGTTACTTTCAGAATTAAATAATTGCGTTTGTTTTTTTGCATTGTCGGATGCTATACGTGCTGATGCATAGTTGGTAGCTTCATTGAAGTTTACGTCCTGTTGAAGTATATAATATGCTTCTATGGCTTGTTGAATTTGTCCTGCTATTCTGTCTCCTTTTTCGTTCTGTGCATCACGGTGTATGGTTTGAAGTATTGCTTTTTGAGCTTTATCAGGTAATGCTCTGAACATTACTTTTAAGTTATCATTGGTTTTTGAAAACAACGAGAATGCTGCAACATCCATTAAATCTTTTTTGGCTTCGGGGGTAATATTACCTCTTCTATCATAAGCACTTTGAATTTGCGTATTATTTAAAATACCTTTTTTCGATAGATATTCAATTGCTTTTCTTCCGTTATTATCTAATACTTCTGCCATGGTTAAATCTCCATTAGTATCGGCAAATAGTATGTTTGAGAAACGTGCCAAATCTTCGCCTAATGCCACGGCTGTTTGTTGTGTGGGTATGCGTTGATAACCTCCACTTTCAGTGTCTGCTGCATTTAATTGTCCTAATCTAATAGCTTCATCGTCTACAACATCTGTAATGTCAACTGCAACTGGGTTTTCCATGGATTGAACTTCTTCGGGTGTCATTCCATAATCTGCTGCATTATCAATTAAATGTTGTTTGTATTTGGCTGCGCTTTCAGGATGCGACTGATACATTTCTTGAAGTGCGTTAGTGCGATTATTCCCTTGAAGTATTTCTCCGTGTTTATTAGCAATTGGTGCTCCTGTGTATGCTGTTACTCCTCCTGTAATCTCATCAGGATTGATATTTGTTGCTATTTTAGTTGCTGCTTCCTGACTTGCTTTGTCGGTTCTTTCCTTTGGTTGTGCTTCGGTAATAAAGAATTTAACGTTAGGAGTTGCACCTACGTGAGATGAATGTAATTGTTTGGATTCTACCAACGTTCTTTTTACTGAAACTACATCTGTATCGCTGAATTTACGCTCTGCATCTGTGCTTTTGGTTATTTGAATAGGCTCTTGTCTGTCTACTCGTTCACCATTTACCGAACGAAAACCTCTTAGCCGTGCTTTTTCTGCTGTATCGGTTGTAATATCAGGTACTCCGTTTACACTTTCGTCATTGAGTACTTCTTCTTTTTTTTGCTCAACTGTTTTTTTAGCCCTTTCAACTGGTTTTATGTCCTCTGTTTTAATATCAGGGTTGTATTTTTCTTTTAAAACATTTAACTCATTAAGTTTACCTTGCATTGAAGATAGTTGTTGTCTAAGTGCTGCCTTCTTTTCAAATGGCGCATCAGCTATTTTCATTTTATGTTTGGTAATCAAATTGAATTGATTTACAATAGCATCTTTCAAGTCTTGATTGGCTACTGATTTCCCTTCTGTTTCAACTGCGTATTGATAGTGGTGTTCGGTGGTAAATTGAGCAAAATCAAGTTGCCCTTTTTTATCTAACGGATATTGTGGAACTACTGTCGTTTCTGCTTGCGCTGCTTCTTCAGTTCCTTCTGTGACTGGGGTTTCTTCTACCGGTTGCTTAAATACTACTGTTGGTTCTGCTATTTCTCTTTTGCCGCTATTTAAGTCAATACTTGCGTATGGTTTAAAGTCTGTTGGAAAATCGCCTGAATACTCTCCGTTTTTGTTTTTTGATACTAAAGTTAGTGCTGATGGATTTTGTTCCCACTCTCCTGTTTCATCGTTTAATATTTCTGGTATTAATTCAAAAGTTTCAGAACCGTGTTTACTTATTCTTTTTGCGGTTAAAACTACTCTTGAATCTGGGTCTGATTGTATTATTGCTCCAACTGGAAGGGCTTCTAAAAACTTGAATTTATCTTCACTTGTTGATTTTGTGGAGTTTAATTTAGCTAATACATTGTTGCTTTCTTCTTCTGTTAGAAGTACGCTTTCGGTTTCCGATGCTGCTTTCGCTTCTTGTTCTCGTCTGAATTGTCCTTCTGATGGAACAATTGGTTGTTCTTGGAGGTCTTCATTAATATATTGTCCTTTAATGTTTGCAAATGGCACGTCCTGACCATCAATCTTAGCGTAGTTTCCTTCGCTGAATTGTATTTGTGATTCTTCCGTGTCTAGTTCAAGTACTCCTGTGGTCAATTCGTCTGTGTCTGGGTGTATATACTCTACGACAGAACTTTCTCCATCAAATACTCCTGTAAATATCGGGTTTACTTCTCTTGGCTCAAAACCTCCTTGTATGGGGTTGCCTTCTTGGTCGGTAGATTTAAACGTATATGTTCCGTCTTCATTACGTCCGGTAATGGTTACTATCGAATTAAAGCCTTTATCGTCTTTAATAACTACTTTTGTTCCTTTTGCATATTCGGGGGCTTCTTCGTTCTGAATTTGGTTGATAATTGGCTCAATGGTTTTATTGATGGCTTCCTCGTTGGGTGTCATCGTTACGCTGCCATCTTCTATAAAGTCAAGGTTGCCCGGATGTGATTTTCCGTCATTCGTTTTGTAAATGAATGTTTTTGAGGATTTGGCACGGTCAAGTGTTCCATCTTCATTTAACACAATATTCCCCTTTACAATGTTGATTGGCGCATCAACACCTTTCAATTTGGCTTCTATTACGTTTCCGTTGTTGGAAATGTTATCAATAAGTGATTGAGCGTTTTGTTGGGCTTCGGTGAGCTGTTGTTCACGTTGTATAGCCTTAATAGATTCTTGTTCTTGTTGATATTCTAATGAACTGGCATCTTGTTGTTTAATTTCGTCCTGAATAGCATTATAGTGTTTCCTGCTTAATTCTTGAAGATTATCAGATGAATTATAAAAGTCAACAAAGGCTTTTCCTATTTCGGGTTTAATTTTAAATGTGCCATTTTCATTTACAATAGCATCTGGAATTAATTTAGCTATCGATACAATAGCATCGTTTCTGTCTTTTCCTGTTGTAGATAATAATGATTGTTTTATCTCTGTTACTTCTTCTGGGTTAAATCCTCCTGATATAAGTGTTTTTCCTAAATTGTCTTCGGCTTTAGTATAGTTATTTCTAACATTATTTACGTTGTTTGCATTTACAGCGGTTAATGTCGTTCCAATTGTTGTACCACCAATAATTCCGCCTCCTGCGCCATACATGAATGATTTGAATAAATCTTTTATGCTTGCTACGTCTTTTTTAGCACCTGTTGCTACATCGAGTATACCGGCTGCAAAGGTGTTGGCTAATTCCTCAAAACCTTCTGTAAGAGCTTCTTTTGGTTGCGCTTTAGCAAATTCAAGAATGATAGACTTAATAGTCTTTTCGGCTGTTTCTTTTGAAAGTTTTTTGAAAATACCCTTTTCAATTCCTGCACCTATTTTTTCGCTTAATAGTTCAAATGCTGCCGTTCCTGTTGCATTTAAAAGCGATGCACCAATTCCCATATCGGTATTGGATGCAATATCGTTGTATTTTTCATTGAATGTTCCTGCTCCGATTACTCCAAGTCCTACTGGTGTGAATGCTGCAATACTCGTTGGTAGTGATTTTCCGCCCTCTAGTAATACATTCCCTACTGCTGCTGCATATCTTCCCTCTTTCCAAAGGTCTGTGAAGTCTTTTGCCCTAACTTGTCCGTTTTCCTCAATAGTTCCATAATAATCTGAACTATTTTCTGTGAATTCTTTTCCTTTCTCAATAAGTTTATCAGCAACATATTTTTCAGAACCTACAGCTACATTCTCTTTTCTAAGTTTTTCAGCTATTTTATAACCTTCTTTTCCTGAAATACTCCTCAATGCTATTTCTCGCATTAAGTTTTCAGAACTATATCTATCTATTAAATCAAGTGCATTTCCTACCAAATTGGCTGTTGTACCTATCATGCCTTCTCCTAAGTCTTTAAACCATTCTTTTGTAGTTGGTTTTGGCTGTATAGGATTGGGCCTTGTTTCTCCTCTTAATCCTGCTGCAATTTCATGAGTGAATATGCCTGTCTTTGGATCTGGCTTAATGATTTGCTCATTGCCATACATTAAAGGCATTTTATACGGCTCTTGATAAGCTGTTTCTTCCTTTGTTAGTGGTGTGCCTTTTGTTCCTCCTGTCTTGATAGATGGCTGTAAAGTCTGTTTCTTCCCTTCTGTATTAGAAAGAAATCCATTATCTATACTTGGAATAGTTGAAGTATTTTTATTTTTCCCATAGTCAAGGAAATTTGTTTTGTTTTGAAATTCTGGAAACTTATTATAAGCTGAATTTACATCGCCATCATTATATGCTGTCGATACAAAGTCAGATAATACCTTATTCCCATAAACATGAAGCTCTGGAAACTTTTTTATCGCTGAATTTACATCGCCATCGTTGTAGGCGGTTGCAACAAAATCTGATAATAATTTTATATCTGACATAATTTATCTTGCATTTCCCATGCCTTTAGGGGGTTTCGGTTTGTAGTTTGTTCTTTTATTTCCCATGCCTTTAGGGGGGTTCGGTTTGTAGGTTGTAAACTGGCTATTATACTCATCCTGTGCTTGTGTATGGGCAATAGCACTTTTATCGGCATCTTTGTATTGGACAAGTATTCCATCTCCTGTTCGAAGTGTCGGGTGTTTTTTGAAGAATTCAGGATTGTTCATCGCCCTTGTATAGTAAGCATCAATTTCTTTCTTTGCAATAGGTATATTAGCCATTCGTTTTTTTGTAATCGGATTTACTACTGCATTCGGATCGTTAGGATGCGCTGGAACAGCTATAATTAAATCATCATCCCCTTTTCCACTTTTTCTGCTTCTTATATAAGCATTGTGGGTAGCATTATCTCTCTTTAATTTATTTTCTCTGGATTTATGTTCCTTATCAGCTTTATCATCATCTATCTTATTCTGTCTTTGCCGTTTTTCTTTTGCAAGTGCAAGTTCGTTTCCGTACATTGCCTGTCCGTACCGTTGAGCATTCTCTCTCAATTGTCTTACTCTTTCGCTGTCCTGCCCCATAGCTCCAACCATAGCACGTCCGTACTCTCTTAAGTCCTGGTCGTACTTGTTTTTTTCGTATAGGATTTTGTTTTCTGCCTTTGCGGATTCTTCGGGTTGTCGTTTCTGCAAGAAAGCACCTTTAGACTGTCCGTAAATTTCCGCAAGGGATTTCAACGTTTCAGCCATTGAAGCAGCGTTACGTGTCTGTTCTTGCTGTACTGGAGTGTATTCTTTCGGTGCAGGGTAAAAGCTACTTAGACGTGATACGGCTGTGTCATTTTTATCAATCGCATTTGCATCAAGATATCGTTGAGTATATTTATCTCCTGCGTTTGGGTCGAATGCAAGATTGTTTTCTTCTGTTTGGTTTAAGTCTGCCATGATTATGTGAATAACGGTTTATCTTCTATAATTTGACCTTTATTTATTCCTAACCCAGTTGCGCCTGGTTTCGCTCCTTGAAGATTACCAACCGCACCCATTATTCCAGAACCAATCTGATTAATTCCGTTGTACATTCCTGTTTCATCGCTTTGCGCTTTTTGTATAAGTGTGTCGTACTTATTCTTCATAAGGTTGTCTTTTCGTCCCATGTAAGTACGCATAACGTTGTCCTTGTACCTTGCACCCATTGCAGCAAGATTTCCCATAGTATCGGAAACAACTTTGTTATTGGCATCTTTCGACACTTGTACGCTTTCGTCAGTAGCTCCTGTTATGGCTGCTGTCATTTCGTTGCGCTTGTTGTTCGTGTCGGTTGTTTCTTTCAGTCGTTTGAGAAGGTTTTGACTGTCGGCTCGCTTAGTATAGTCGGTATAGTACTCTTTATTGTACCAACTTTCATTGTCAGCTTCTTGTTTTGCTTGGAGTGCATCGGCTGCTTTTCTGTCCTCTCCGGCTTTTATTCCAGAATAAACAGATTGTCCTAATCCAATCCCAGCCTGTATTAAAGGCATCCACCACATATCTTATTGTTTTAAATTGTTGTATATAATATAAAATGTGTCAGTACTCACCTACGCACACGCTACATTAATCGGCGTTTCTGCTATCATTTTGTCAGAATATTTCTTTTCTAACATAGCTTTTGCGTATTTCAAGTACTTGTTTATTGCTTTAATTCGGCTCATTCTTGGTGAAGTGGTGTAAAATACACTATTCCTCTGTAGCATGATAGGTGCAGTAATTCGCTTTGGTAACCAACGCAACTTTCGTGCAAGTGTAATTACTTCGTTATCGCTTGCAACCATGAATACATCTGATACTTTATGGGTGTATTTGTCAATATGTACCATTGTCATCACGTTGAAGTTCATCTTGTACGCTTTGTATTCATGCTTCGCCTTTTCGGTATGATAATAACTATAACTGCGAATGTCAGCAGTAACAATGGCTATGACTATTCTGAAAAACTCCTTGATAAGCATTAAACTTATCTTTAACGACTGTAATTCTTTGATAATATCCTGATAGACTGTATTATACATAATATATTGTTTTTCAACAAAAAAACATAAAACATTCTGAAACATAGTGCCTAAAAAATAACTTATTTTTTAGGTCTGCTTATATTGTACATAAAGCGTTTTTTTGCGCATAAAAATTATAGCTATGAATATAAAGAGCGTAAATAAGTTTGCAAAGAAATACGGTCATACTAAACCGATTATAGACAGCGTACAAGAACAAAAAGAGTACATGGGTAGATTATCGCTTCGTTCTGACATTCTCGATCAAGCTTATGCTTGTTGGGATTCTATGCGGTCGGTTCGCGAAGAAGGAGAACGTAACAACAGATTTGTTTACGGAAATCAGTGGGGAGACTTTACACGCTATTGGGATGATGACAGACAGATATGGGTTTCTATCATAGAGGAACAAGCACTAATCAAACAGGGAGTAATACCGATTACGAATAATGTGATAATTTCCATTATTAACACCTTTAAGGGCTTATTCATAAGCAATCAGACTGAACCTGTTGCTGTGTCTCGTTCTCGTGAGAAACAAACAGCAGGAGAAATTATGTCGGCTACGCTTCAGTACGTTTATTCACTCAACAAACTTTGGGATTTAGACCGTGATAAGTTGTCTCAATACCTTATTTATGGATATGTAGCTGGTCAAGGCACTTATGCTTTCCGCGATTCAAGGAAAAATGTTTTGTTCAAAGATATTCGCTATGATAGATTAATTCTCGATAATACCATTGAAGACCCTCGTGGTTGGGATTGTAAGATAATCGGAAACATAATCGACTTATCTCTGAATGACATTGTCGCCACGTTCTCAAATAACAACCCTGACAAGGCTGCGAAGATTCGACAAGCCTACAGGGGTGCAAATCAGGAAACATACGCAAACTATGATAGCAGGACAGATGAAACGAATATACAAAGCTTTTTCACTACTTCTGGGGCTTTTACAAACATGGAACGTGTTATTTGTGTGTGGAGGAAAGAATGCAAAGAGCGTATTTTAGTTCATGATCGTTGGGAGGGTTCACAATGGAGAGCTGAATTAACTGCTATTCCTCGTATAAATGCAGAAAATGAACGTAGGAAACAGAATTTTGCGATTGAAGGAGTTGAAGAAGCTGATATGAAGGATGGATTGGTCGAATTTGAATACATATTTGATGATTATTGGGCTTATTACTTTATGACACCTAACGGATATGTGATTGACGAAGGAGAAACACCATACAATGACAATGTTTGCCCTATAGTTTTTAAATGTGATTTGGGTGCGGATGGCAAGATTAGACCGTATGTGAGTGCTGTAATCGACCAACAGAAGCTAATCAACCGAAATATATCTGTACAGGATTATATTAATAGGGTAACAGCTAAAGGTGCGTTATTCTACGATGAAGGCACATTGCCGGACTACCTGACTATTGAGGATATTGAAAAAAAGATTGCTCGACCAGGTGCTACAATTCCATATTTAAGCACTAAAGGGAATGCACCTACACAAGTAACAAACAACGCATCTAATTCGGGAGCGTTTGAAATGGTACGCATGGAGCTTGATTTGCTTGAAAAGATTTCAGGTGCAGGTTCTGCTGTACAAGGACAAACACCTAATTCACAAACATCTGGTACTTTATATCAACAACAATCCCAAAACTCTGCCGGTTTACTTTCTTCTAAATTGGACGAATACAGGCAATACCGTGAGGACAGAGACAGAATGCTCGCTAAGTTCATTGTTCAGTTCTACGATAAACGGATGTATATTCCTACTCATAGTTCATCTGATTTGGTTGAGTTTGACCCAGCATTGATTAAAGATGTTGAGTTTGATATTAATATAGTTGAAAGTCAATCATCGCCATTATTCCGTGCTGCTGCAAATGATATGTTATTGCAATTTGTACAAATGGGCGCAATTTCTCCAAAGATAGCACTTCAGTTAGGTTCTTTTACTTTCGGAGACAAAGCTATTCAACTTATGGATGAAGAACAAAAGGCAATGCAGGAACAAGCGCAAGTAATGCCCGGACAACCACCAATGCAATAAATGAACTATATTGAGGAAAATAAAAAAAGACGTGCAAGACAAAAGGAAGAGGAAGAAAATTACAACCCTATAACTGGTCTTGGGTGTGTTGGAGTAAGGCGCAAGTTAGAGTTATCTGATGCGCCTTACACCGTTTATTTGCCCGAAAAGATGTTTGAGCATCCGCTTTTGAAAGTATTATCGAAACATAAATCAATTGAAGCGTTTTACAAGAAACAAAAAAAAGAATTCGATGAAGATGAACTTAAGATGTTTTGGGTTGATTTCTGCGAACAGCGGTACAAGTATGATTATGAGTTCTACGCCATTTGCACCCAAACAATCCTTCACAAAGAGAAAGGGCAATTAGTACCATTCAGACTAAATCCACCACAACGTGATATACTTTCCGAATTTGAAACGGAACGAATAAATAATAATCCTTTGCGGTTTAATATCCTAAAGTCAAGGCAGTTTGGTAGTTCTACATTTATAGCTAATTACTTTGAGTATATTCAGGTCATACACATGACGTTCTGGAACTCGGTAATATGTGCACACGTTCAAGACCCTGCAAAGAGAATCAGGGAAATGTATGAACGGTCCATCAGAAACAAACCACCTATTGACGATGTAAAACTGACGATTACAGGGTTTCAAGGTTCGCAAAATATCAAACAGATACCCGAAAGAGGATGTACGATTACGGTAGGTACGGCAATGGAGCCTGATTCGGTTCGTTCCGATGCTGTAAAACTCGCTCACTTTTCAGAAATAGCGTTTTATCCTGAAACAGATAACAACAATGCAGAGAAGATTGAAGCCGGTATAACTTCCTCCATCCCCGAAATACCACTAACCGCAATCATACGTGAATCTACAGCCAATGGTCAGGATTATTTCTTTAAGCAATATCAAAAAGCAAAAGCAGTAGAAGTTGGATATAAAAATATATTCATTCCGTGGCATAGAATGAGTGAATACAGCAAGGAATTTGTAGGAACTTACACGATTCACAACGGAAGGCAAAGACATGGTGATGCAAATGATTTTATAAGGACCCTGAATGACTACGAAAAGGTTCTATTTGCGAATAGTACTTGCACACTTCAACATTTGAACTGGTATAGAGCTAAAGCAGGAACAATGCCATCTATATCATTAATGCGACAAGAATACCCATCAGATGACATTGAAGCATTCAGATTCTCCGGTATGCCTGTGTTTAAATCTGAACATATAGAACTTCAGCGAAAAAATACTTGTCTCCCTGAATTTATAGGAAATATAGTGAGTGATTGTCCAGCTGCAATGTGGAGTACCGATCCACAGAAACGAAAATCAATACTAACAGGATTGCGATTTGAGGCGGACAGAGAAGCATTGAATGATTTAAGAGATGGAAGCCAAGCAATAAAGGCACGAGCAATAAGAGACAAACTGCAAGTGTGGCAATTACCCGAAAAAGCAGCATATAGCAATAGATATGTAGTTACTTTCGACCCACAAAAAGGACTGACTGAAAATGCGGATTTCGCTGTAATTAAAGTAATTGATAGATATTGGAGGATGTTTGGTGGTGTGGATGAAGTAGTGGCAATATGGAAAGGAAGGCTTGATAAGGATATTGAGATATGGATTGCTGCACAAATAGCTAAATTCTACAACAATGCTTTATTGGTGGTCGAGAGCAATACTTATGATATGGATAGTGGACAAGTAGATGAATCAGAATATATCTTCTCTATAATTGCAGATTATTATGATAACTTATACAGAAGGGAAATTAAAGACAAAATCAAAGGCGAAACGGTGCTTAAGTTTGGCTTTATCACCAACAAACAGACCAAGACCACCATAATAGAAAATTATCGCACTGTACTAAGGACAGAGGGCTACACAGAGCGTGATAGCATGACATTAGATGAAGCAAGAGTGTATGAACAGGATAAACGAGGAAGATTCAACGCTAAAAAAGGCTATCATGATGATATTCTTATGGCAACAATGATAGGATTGTACGTTTCTTCACAACTTCCTACTCCAAAAAAGATAGAACGAAAACAAACAGTTATTAATTATAATTCAGGATATTCAACAATTTAATATTTAATATTATGGGACTAAAAAAAGGAATGACTAATAATCCTAACGGACGACCAAAAGGAATGAGGGTAGTTTATTCGGATAAAATCAAAGGTATTGTTGCAAAACACTTTCTTGAAGCAGAAGAAGGAAAACAAACAGAACTTGAAAAAATTCTTAATGAATTAAGCATGGATACTGACAACAAGATGAGCATGAAAGATAAGATTTCAGCAGCTTATGATTATTTCAGGTTGATTGCTCCACAAGCAAGAGATGAAGGCGATATTGAGGACGAGAGCCGTATTAAGAACGCATTATACGACAAGTTTTTTAATAAATGTTAGGTTACTTTGATATTTTGCTAAAACAAAAATAAATTCATAATTAAATACATGATATTTTTGTTAATTATTGTTAATATTAACATTTAAGTGTTATTATGTTAATATACATTAAATATGTACCTATATAGATACAGTTAATTGATTAATGTATTATCTTTGATACATGAAACAACAACGAAGCTGTTTCATTAAAAATATAAACAATATGAAACGTACAACAGCTCAAATCAATCACTTGTCAATTAGTTTTAATCAAATTGAAGTATCTTTATCAGGAATGGATTACAGCCTTTTTATTAATTCTGAAGATGTAAATTTTTTTCCGATAAACAAATTAGGAAATTCAGTAAAAGGTCAATTACAAGTTGGCACTACTATTGAACTTGATTATGAAATTAGCAGTAAAACAAGAAATTTAAAAAATGTAGAAATAAAACTATAACAATAACAATTTAAAAACAAAAAAAATGAAAGCAACAATTTATTTCAAAAACAATAATCTTTCCGAATTTGGAGAATTAGGACAATTTATTTTAGCCCAATTGAAAAATAATAAACCAGGAACATTTCTTTTAGAAAGCTCCAAAGTTCTAAACCGCAATAATTTAGAATTCATTACATCATCATTAGGTAATGATATATTTTTCGCTGGCACAAGCTGCGAAAATATCGATAATATAATTAATAAAAATCTCCCTGAAAATAATTATTATTGTGGCTATGAAGTAGCTATTATAACAATATTAGAAAGACCCAATTATTGGGAAGTTACATATATTACTCACTCGAGTAATATGGAATATAAATTTTTTGTATCAGATGAATTTTCTGTAACTGAATTATTATATAATGGATTCTCTGGAACAATATTTTCTCATTCGCTTGTTGAAGATGTGCAATTTTCACAATTAATTGATATTGAATCAACTAAAAAAGAAACAGTTGAATCAAATTTATTTTCAAATTGTAAAAATTTAAATATCATAGATTATTTAAAAATGAAGCTTATATATGAAGAGGGACAAGATCGATATAATTATTATTGTCCTTCAAGTCCGCTTTTATATATATTAGAAAATAATATCATGAAAACTACTAATTTAGAAAAATGTAACGAAATGCTTATCAAATACACTTCAGGAGAATGTATTTATGATGAATTTATTCATTTCTTAAAAATAGAAGGATTAAATCAAATGAATGAATTTGGCTCGTTGACATCTGAATTTTCAATAAACTGGGATAAACTAGAATGCG